ACCCCAGCAGGCGGGCGGCGAGATAGCCACCCACCAGAAACTCGACCGCGTGGTTGACCGGGATGATGGCCTTAATCAGGTCGTCGAACGCCCCGACCACCTCCCCCACCCCCTTGGCCAAGGGCGCAATCGCCTCGCCGAACTTGGCAATATCGTCCCACGGCAACAGGTGCCCCGCGCCCTGCTTCCAGGCCCGGAAGTCGTCCAGCAACAGCAACAGCGCGGTCAGCCCCGCGAACACCAGCCCCAGCGGCGAGGACAACAGCTTCAGCCCGCCCGCGATGCCGACCATGGCCTCCAGCGCCATCTTGAACGCGGGCGGCAGGTCGCCCAGCACCTGAATCGCCGAGCCGATCATCTGGGCAAACGAGGCCAGCACCTGCACTGCCCCGCCGAGGAACTGCATCAGCGGACCCACCAGGGTCAGCAGGTTCTTCATCAGCAGTTCGAGCTTGGGCAACGAGCCGGTCAGTTGAACGTTGAAGTCCTTGAGATAGGGCAGGATTTTCTGGAACAGCCCCGAGGCGAACTTCTCCCGCAGTTGCTCGAAGAAGAACCCCATCAGGTTGAACTGACGGGTCACCAGCATGGCGTTGTCGCCGAACTCCTTCTGCGCCTGCTTGTAGTTCGGCCCCCACACCGCCTCTTGGATCGCGGTCCTGGCCTTCAGGCTCTCGGAGACATTGATCAGCGCCCGCACCACCTGTTCGGAGAGGCCCCCGGTGGTCCTGGCGTATTGCAGCATATTCGCCCAGGAGGTGTTCTGGGCAATCGCCTGGAGCCGCTGGCCCAGTTGCACCATCTGCCCGGTGGTGTCCGACGCGGTGACCCCGAGCACGCGCAGGAAGCCGACCGCGCCCGGCCCCATCGAGCGCACCCAGGCCCCGAAGCTCTCGATCGCCTGATGCGCCTCCCCGGTCGAGACCCCCATGTCCTTCATCGCGTCGGCCAGCGCCGAGATGTCGGAGATCGAGGACCCCAGCCGCTGCGAGGACCAGTAAAGCTGCGCGCCCGCGTCGGCGAAGTTCTTGGCCAGCCCCATCACCGCGACACCGAGCGCGGCGATCTCGCCCGCGATGCCGGTGACCGAGGTGGCGACCCGCTTTAGCTGGTTGAGGAAGTTCTGTTGGCTGGCGGCGTCGACCGCATAGCGGACGGAGACGAGGTATTCTTGAAGGGTCTCGGCCATGTCAGCGCGGCGGCGTCACTTGCGGGGCCTGTGACTGCGGCTGGTTGTAGGCCACCGTGGTGATGTTGGTATACCACGAATTGCCGCGCGATTCGCCCGCATGCTCGACCGCGCCCACGGTGTAGAACCCGTCGGCGGCGAGGTTGAACTTCCAGCCGGTCTCCAACTGGTTCTGCAAGGTCGGATTGAGCGCGAGGTCGGGGTTCACCGGGTTATACTTCACCACGTCGTCCTCGTTCAGCTTGATCTTCTTCCCTGGCCGGATCGCCGGGTTGAGCAGACAGCGCACGTTGACCCCGCCGCCCAGGGTCTGTTCCGGCACCCCCACCATGCCGGTCTTGGAGTTGATCACCGGCACCGCCGTGTCCGACACCGCCAAAGCCTCGTCCTGCTTCAGGAGGTGCAGCTTCTTGTCTTGGTCGATGAACCATTGCGCGTTCTCGGTGCGCGCGACATCGCGCAAGATAGACGCGGTCATGCCGAACAGGGTTCGCCCGCGCGTCGCCTGCTGGGACGACATCTCGGTGATCTGGCCCATGGTGATGCCATAGGGTGCCAGCGAGGCGATGCAGGCGTCCACCACGTCGTCCTTGGCATAGCCCACGGGCAGCCAGTGATTGATGATGGCTTGGCTGAACACGAGGTCGGCCACCACCGCGTAGATCTCAATGAAGGTGTCGGTGGCGTCCTTGCGGCCCGAGCGGTAGTAGATGATCGGCCCCTCGAACAGCACGCCGTACTGACCCGACCAGTAGCCCGCCTCCAGGCGGACGTTGGTGTATTCCTTCTGGGTGTCCATGTTCTGGAGCAAATCGTTGCTGACGTTGTAGACGGTGATGGTGGCCGACCAGGGCGAGGAGAGTTGCTGTTGCTTGACCGAGAAGGTGAACGCCAGCGCCGACAGATCGAGCGCCTTCTGCCCCGACACATCACCGATGGTCAGCGTCCAGCGGCGCAGCCATAGCTGCCCGCCGGTCGTCACCTTGCCGGGGCCGACCTGGGCGGTGTCGCCGAGCAGGCCCGCGACCCAGTCGCTCATCGCTCAGCCCCGCTGTTGTTGCTGCCGCTCGTTCCACTCATGGAAGCGCCTTTCGTTCTCGTCGTAGACGTTGAGCGCCTCGTTGGCGCGGGCGATGTCTTCCAGGGTCAGCGTGCCATCGACCAGACTTTCCAGCTTGCACAGGCCGCGCAGCACAGGGCGCATGATGAAGTCCTCACCATCAGGCAGACTCACCCATTGGATGCCTGCGGGAACGGGGGCGGCATATTGGGGGCGTCTGGCTGCATCTGCCTGATAGGCGAAAAACCCGACAAGTTGTCCTGAATGACGTTCCAGCAGATCTGGATTGCCACCGGCATGTCGATGTCGTCGAACATCAGCCGCCGCGCCTGGGCGTTCCATACGTCGGCCCAAAGCTGTGGCTGGGTGCCGTTGCCGCCTTGCTGGCGCGCCACCACACCGAGGCAGGTCGCCAGCACGTAGTTCACGTCCTCGTCCGACATCTTGGCGAACGCCTCGAAGAACGGGACCACGATCTGCATCTGCCGTTCCAGCGCCTCGTTGGGGTCATCGGTCGGCTCGATTGACTGCAATTCGGCGAAGCGCACCAAAGGTCCCATCACGGGGACGAGGCGGCGCACCACATGGACCTGCTGAAACAGGTTCAGCTTGCCGCTGCGGTAGTGGTGCTCGCCGAGGGTGAAGTTGGCCACGGCTCATTCTCCTCAGAAGCCGACGCCGGGGGTGCCGTTGCCGAGGATGCCGGTGATGTCGCCCGCATCAAAAATCCATTCTTGGGTGCCGCCGTCCTTGGCGTAGGTCACGTTCGGGAAGCGTTGGAACGCGCACATCGAGCAGGTGATCGCGTCGCCCCGCGCGGGGTCGGAGATATTGATGGTGTTGCGGCCCCAATAGGCGGAGGACGATTTCTGGGTGTCGAACATCCGCTGCAACAGTTGGTTGGTGGGCGAGGTCTTCAAGAAACGCACAGTCACCGTCCCGCCATTACCTGCGTGCAGGCTGTGCATGACACAGCCATCCGCGCCGATGGTCATGGTATTTTTGTTTTCTACCATGGCAATACTGATGCCTTCTTCGGCGGTGCAGGCACCGTAGCCCAAAGAAAAGGCCCCGCCGGGGCCTGTGATCGTCGCCGAAACGTCGATAAAACTATAGGTGCCACCAGAGCCTGCTGCGGCCATCGTCGTCCTCCTATGGATAGTCGTCTTTCGGGATGGGTTGCGGGAGTGCGGGCCAGCACTCGATCGTCACGTTGAGGCCGAACACGTAGCACACGCTGCGCGAGGGTGAGCCGCAGCCGAGGAGTGCCAGCGGCAGCATCAGGGCGAGCCACCGCATGACCGGCGTCCGTAGATACGCTCGTCTATCGGTTGACGTTGACGATGACGTTGGCCTTATGCACTGCCCCGGCCAGCTTGATGGCGGCCTGGATGGTGGGGGCGATGCGTTGCTCCCTGACCGACTGCGCCTGGGTCTCCAACAGCGGTGCCCACACATAGTAGCCGAGCGGCAGCATCTGGCCGAACTGGATCTGGCCGAACCCCGAGGCGTTCCACTGCCCCGGCGCGATCAGGCCGTTGGCGACCCCCTGGGCCAGCGAATTCGAGACGGTCGTCACCAGCACATGAATCCCTTGGTTGGTTTGGGGTATCTTGGTGGGGCTGGTATAGAGGATGTCGAACAGGTCGGTCTGGATGCGGTTGGCTTGCCAATCCGTGCCCTGGACCTCGTCGAAGAAATAGCCGTTGGCCATCACGCCTTCTTGGATGATGGCGGTATTGTTCGAGTAATAGACGAACACGTTGCAGTTCTTCTTCTGCAAGGTGGCGGCCTGATTCTCGGTCAGTTGCTCCCCCATCACCCCCGGCTCCTGCTTGAACTTGAGGGTGATCATGGTGTCGTTGGCCTCGAAGTCGGTGGTGAAGGCGCGGCCATACATCGAGGCCGCCGCGTAGGCCGAGGACGAGGAATACTGCCCGAAGGTGCGCTCGAAGTTCATGCCCTGCATCACCGAGGCGATGTCCTGGGTGATGGTCGGGTCTAACACGCGGGTGTCCTGGGTGGTGTAGCCGAAGATCGAGATCGGGTTGGCCCCCTCGATGAACGAGGCGACGTTGACGTAGTCCTGTTGGGCAATCGCGGTGGTGACCGCGAACATCAGCCCATACCACTCGGGATGGGCGCGCAGGGTGATGGCGCAGGCAAGCGGGGTCTCGGAGGCAAAGCCCGCGACCGGCGGAATGGCCCCCGAGGCCTGGGTGAGCCCCAACAGGGTGGAGATGTCGGTGCCCGTGCCCGCCGGTCCCGCGTAGCCGATCGAGGAGGTGGTGCCGGTGGAGACGCACTGGATGTGGAACTGGGTGCCGTCGAACCAGCAGGTGGCCCCGGTGAGCGCCGCACTGACGATGGAGGCGGCACCGTTCAGGTTGGTGATGGAGGCGAAGTTCATGCCCGCCGAGCCGTTCATCGGCGGCAACGCCCCGGACGCCGCCGTCAGGCGCATGATGGCCGAGATGTCGGTCCCGGTGGTGGGCGCGGACGCGTAGGTGATCGTGCTGGTGGTGCCGGTGGTGGACGAGGCCAGGGTGAAGATGCCGAGCGTCGG